ACTAGGTTTTGGGTTAGCGTCTTTAACCGCTTTGATGTGGGTAGCCCACGTTCCAGTTGTATCTAGTTTACCTGCGAGAATATCCTTGTACAACATATCAAGTTGATCTCCCAAAGAAGCGTAAACAGTAGAACCATTTGTTGTTCTATCGGTTTTGTATTTAACAGCAGCAGCTTCAGCATCTAGCGTAACTCTTGCAGCGTCAATATCAGATTGAACAAGTGTTATCTTTGTTCCATCAGCTTTGAAAGCACCTGTACCATCATCAACAGTTACAGCATCAGGATATGCTTTATAGATAGCTTCGTGATCTAAACTCATGCTGCTACCTCCATGAGTGTTAATGATGATACTCCTTGTGCTTGATCAGCAGCATTATTTCCACCATTTGCAAAACCTGTCCGATTCAACACAAATCCAGTAGCCTGTGATCTAACTTGTATTTTATAACTAACTTGTGAGGTGGTGTTAGGTTGATCTTTTATACAAGCTCCACGTTGAGAAGTTTTATATTGACCATAAGAAACATCATTATCAGCACCAGCATGACAAGCATCTGCGTTTTGACTAGACGGTGTAATTACACTTGGATCACCATATGACCCACTACCTATTTTTCTTTGTATTTTTAATGTTGCATAAAGATTATCTCCACCACCACAAGTACATTTAAATTCAACAAGTATATAATTACTTGCACTTGTAGGAGTTATATTCGCAGTTAAACCTGTTATATCTGTAAAACTGGTTGAGGTTGTTGAAAAGAAATCATTTTTATCAACATGAACAACTTGAAGAATTTTACCAGCAGTTGCAGTTGTAGTAATCGTTCCATCTGCAATATCTGGTAATGTAAAGACTCTGTTATTACTAGATGATGAAGGTGCTTGTAAGCTGAAAGACCCACCACCTGATGCTGCGTTTAGTTTAATCTTTGCTGTCATTGTTAACTAGGTTTTGGGTTGTCTGTTTTTACCTTTTCACAGGCAGCGTAATATGCTTCTAGTTTAGTCGAATCTCCCTTACTGTTCCAGTACATTGCATCTGCAAAATCTGCATAAGATGGATATAAAGGTTGCCTATCTCTTTGGTATTTATTGTTATCATATTCAGTCTGTAATTTTGCTAACTCAGTTTCTATTTCTGTGTCAGTTGGTACTTTAGCACCTGTAGAGTCAATAAAACCAGAAATAACACCTGTTACATGATCATAACTAAAACCAGCATTAGGTCTTAATGAAAGTATTGCTTCTGTTTTTGTTGGTCTATCTGGCATTAGATGTCCACCTCCATAATCATAAAATGAGCATTTCTAAAGCTAATACTATTTGTTCCGCTACCATCTTCATAGCTGTAACCTTTATGCACCCATGAAACTGTATCTGTGTTACTAAGTGCATAATGCCCGACAACAAAAACACTAGGCAAATGACCGCCAGTGTGAAAAGCGGTTCCTAATGGATACCATTGGGCGTTAGTCATATCGTGAGCAGATCGTAAAACCCCACTTGATACATCACCTACAAATTGAACTGCTACATTACCATAAGAGCCAGCAGTTGAATAACTACCACTATTGCAACCAACGTGACCTTGAAATATTAAGGTGCTTGTAGCAGAAATCGGTGTAATTTGTATTGTGTTTAAATCTCCATAAGTCCTATAACCTTGAAGCCCAAATTGTGAAGAATCAGATGAACTTGAATTGTGAACTGCTGATACATTGCCAGTATTTTGTGATACTTTAACTTGCAAAACTTTCCCTTCACTAATACCAGTACCAGTTACACCACTATTTGTAATTGACATTCTTTCAACACCACCAGTTGAAAACTTGATAGTGTCAGCAGAAGGAAAGCTGATACCGCAGTTTGAATCAGTACCAGTTAGAACAGGAGCCGAAACAGAACCTTCAACTCCAGAAATGCCAGTAGTGCCGTTAATGTTTAAAGCCATGATTAAAGAATAACAAGTAAACTGCCAGAAGGCACAGTTACAGTGACTCCACTATTTATAACAGGGCTTACTGTGTGTGCATTTTTTCCAGAGGTAATTGTATAATCTGTTGTCACATTAGTGTCCGATTCAAAGAACACTTCATCAGAACCGCCGCCAGTAGCGCCCGCCCCGCCCCCTACAGCGGCAAAAGCTGAACCGTTATATATTTCTGCACTTCCTAAAGTACTGTTAAATCTAAGCTCTCCTGTGGCAGGGGAACCCGGCCTTTGTGCGGTAGTTCCAACAGGTATTTTTAAAGCTGTTGTGTAGTTATGAACAACGGCACCTGTAAATGTTGCGCCTGCAAGTGGGGCAAGGCCAAGATTTGTTTGCGTTACGTTTCCAATTGTTATATATCCGTTATTACTTGCGTTTCTTAATTTAAGTAAATTTGATGTTGTATTTACAGATAATTGAAAGGCAACTTGCGTTCCACTTGGGTCACTAGAACCGCTGTTAAGAGATTGAACAGCGGCAAAAATATTATTAATGTCGGCTCTTACATTGGCCCCTGTATCATTGTCTACATTGTAATTTGCAACTTGGGCCATTTACAAAAAAACTTTCTTTTACTATAGCTTAATTATGCGGCTTTACCAAAGCCAGTTGCTTGATATGTGAAATTTCTTGAAATTGAAGCATTTGACGAATTTTTAAAATGAACAGTAAATCCTGTTCCAGTTATGTTGCTAAGTTCAAAGAAATCGCCTGAAGCCATATTTGAAGCCTGAATCCCTACCGATGGCGGGTTGCTATTAGCGCCGCCCAAACTAGAAGTTCCCGCGAAAAATGCTTTATTGAATGTAATATTTGTCGCACCGCTCGATGTAAAAACGCCATTTGTTGACGATGAATTTTCAAGACTTGTTTCTGTTCTTCTATCAAAAGAAGCTGTAAATCCAAGCTGTGAAACTTTTATATCTTGCGCGGGGTCGTTACTTGTAAGATTTGCCCTAAATTGAAATCCACGTCCTTTGTAAACTCCATTTGAAAAATTCTGAAAACCTGAATATGTAGGCGAACCAGAAGGGTCTGTTTGCGTTGTCCTGACGGTCAGTTCTGCGTTTGCATCATAGGCAAGACTTCCATCCCAATCTGTCCAAGTATCGACATTTGCGGTTCTGCTATTTATTAAATCATTTGGATAAAATGCTTCGGTCAAGAAATGACGCCGTAATTGAACACTAAACACACCGCCAAGGTCAAGTGTTGACGCAAAATCGTAGGTTCCAGAACTTACAATTCCCCCAAAATCGTCAAGACTTGCAACTAAATCAAAATCTGCAATGTCATCAAACTGACCGCCACCGACAAGGTTCAGGCTGTTTGTCGTTGCATCAAAAGCAACATTTGTTTTTGTACCTTGAAATTTTGGGTTGTCCTGATCTTCGCGTCTTGTGAGAACAACAAGTTTTGGTTGTGTTTCTGGTAAATCAATAACAATTGATGTTTCGCCTGCCGAAAAATTACCCGTATCGTCTTGCGCTTTAAGAATATATTCGCCCTCAAGAAGCGGTACATCTGCGGTATTGGTGTTACCCGCAAGTGCTTTTACAAGGTCAATTGCATTCGTAAAAGTACCATTTCCGTTTGTAAGCGTAGAATGTCTCACATAAACTTTACCACCTTTGATAACGTCAATATCTGTCGGGGTGTTCCATTTCAAGCGAATCATTGTATCGCTTATAGGTTCATAAGTTAAACCTGTAATATCTGAAGGAACAGCCGTTTTCCCAATAGCATCAAATGTTGCATCGGCTGAAGTTGCGCTGACTTCCAAAGCGGGATTAAATGAAAAAACCTGAATTTCATATCTTCCTTTTTCGCTGTTTACTATTTCAAAATCTGGCCTTGATACTCTTTGACTTACAAAATTACCATTTTCAAAACGATAATTAACTTGATAATTAGTTACACCAAGAACGGGTTTCCAACTAATAAATATTTTTGAAACCGCTTGATTATTAAGTTCAACAACTCTTTCTTCAATATTTAAAGCTGATGGCGGGTCTTTGAGTTGATTTAATAATGAAACTGTTCTTGTCGGTAAAGTTGCGCCGTCTTCAATAAATGGATATTTGTCATCTTGATAAGACAAAGCGGTAATCGCATAATTCAACCCGTCCTGTTCTTCAACATTAATTACCCTAAATTTCTGTGATTGAACTGAATCATTATTTAACATCCAAACTGTGTTGACATTTGGCGTTTGACTAAATGCAGAAGAAACAGTAACAACGCCATTTGATATTGAACTCACAGATTTTGCTTCTACAGAACCATCAGGCAAAATAACGCTAAAAATAGGATTATTTTCTGTTGAAAGGTCTGTTGAGGCTGTATCATCAACTGTCATTTGTGTTGTTGATGCAACGGCAGAAAGACGACCTGATCTTCTTACGCCCGCGCGAACCGGGTCATTGATTTCGATAACACTTCCCGGCCTACAAATCGCACCGCTGTCGATTGAAGTATTGAATGTCACGATTTCGCTTTCAAAATTTTCCGCAAACAATATTGCTTTTCCGAGTCTGGCCGCTTGTCCCCGTGATGTGCAGGCAAATGCTTTTACCTGTTTGACAACAGTTCCAATTTTAGAAATTAAATTACTATCTTCAACGACCTCGAAATCTATGTCTTGAGAGTCCATATTGTAGTAAGAAACAGAAACAACGCTGTGTCTTGTTTTAAGAGAACTTCCTGAATAGCTGAAACCGCCTTCATTTACGTTTGCAAGGCTAAACAAGTAAGAACTATCTTTCGGGCTATCTTGAGCCAACTGAATCGAACCCTGCGACCAAATAGGAATCGCCCGCATAACGCCTGATAATTCATTTATCAAGTCAAATGCGGAATTAGAATTTTGAATATTTACGTTACATGAGAAGCGAGCCTCCTGTCCGCCAAGGCCATCATCAACAAGAGTATTTGCAAATTTTGATGCGGTTACAAAAGAATATAAATCCAAAGAAGAATCTGTTATATGATCGCCAAAACCAAAGCGCGTATCTGTAAGCAATGCCAGTAACACCATGCTAGGGCAATTGCAATACGTTGCAGCGCCCATTGTGCCATTGAAGACATATCCTGTCGGGTAAACAATACGGCCTGTCTGAAGGTCAACAGTTGGCGTTCCAGAACCATTTGCACCCGCACCCGGAATCCTTATCTTGCAACCCCTGATGCGATATTTCCTGCGAGGAATCGAACTGAACTGTTCGCTGTCTATTCTTAAATTAACAAAGGCTGTATTTGGATATGTTTGCTTATCGTCAATAATTTCTGAAAAACTTGTCCATTGAAAGGCATTAATAAGACTTGAACTTGTACTGTCAGCAGTAACGCGAACAACACGAATATCAACAGGAAAAGCGCCTGTCAATGTTATTCGATAATCTTTTTGATATGCGTCAGCGGAACGACCCGTAATCGTATCATCGACAAGAGTAGAAAATCCCCCGCCGTTATATTGAATTTGAACTTGTAAATTTACAGAAGAACCGAGCAAATCGCCTTGATCTGTCGCTTTTTGTATCTGCGGAAATGTAACTGCAACTTTTACAGCGTCAACATCTGTATTTGTAATTTGTCTTGTAACTGGCGCGGATGTCGTAACAACTACGCCGACAGGTGTTACAGATTCACTTTCTTCAATACCGGGAATGTGTGTTTGGTTTGCTGTTCCAAAACGAGGTGTAAAACCAACATTTTGAAAATTAAAATCTGTTGTAACAGGACTTGTAAAATCCGCTGTTGATTGTAAAACTGGCGTATCGTTTAAAAAGACATCAGAAAGAAAAGCATTGTTGTATGCCGTAGTTCCTTTTGTTAATCCAAGTTTGCTTGCTGTTGCACTTCCCTCTTGTTCGCCCTCTCCTAATACGTCTGTAAATGATGCAAATTGTCTACTATGTAACGTATCAGGCGTTCTTGTAGGTTGTGGGGGCGATGGGGGCGATGGATTGCCGCCTGCTCCTCTAATTACTTTCTTATCGGTCATGCTCTTACTTGTTCTGTGTCAACGCCCGCGCTGACAACTATACTTCCGACAAAAACTTCGCCAAAAACAATATTAATTGGCGTTCCGGCTCGACTTGTATTTTGCGTCCCTGAAAAATTAAAAGACAAACGCGGGTCTTCAGGACTTGAAAATTCTGGTAGTTTTGGTTGTGGTGTCATCATGCCAGAAACGCCTGATAGCATTAAACCCGCACCCATAAGGCCAAGCGCCGCCGAACCATAAGCACCCGCCGCATATAAACCGCCTGTACCAATTAGACCACCACCACCAAGCAAGCCCGCACCGCTACCGCCGGCGAATAAAGTTGAGCCGCCAAAGGTAACAAAAGACAAACCGATCAACGCCGCACCGCCTAAAACTTTTCCTAAATTACCGCCCGCACCTGAAACAATTGGCACGATATGTATATCTTCGTGACCGCTTGGATAATGCAGTTCTTTTTCGTCAACTTCATAATCGCCGACTAAAACTTTATAATTTTGTTTCGCCATATGACTTTCTACTTCTGGAAAATTACAAATCAAAAACCTTATTGCTTCAGCGGGATTTTTACAAACAGCGTCAAATTCTTTATGTCCGACAAAATCGGCAAGTTTTGAATACAACTTAATTTTACGCAACATAACGCAACCTTTTACCTGTGCATTTTTGCAGCCATTGGTTATACGGCTCCTTACAAGATAGTCTATCCGTTAAATGGTGTAAAACATCCCCATCTAAAAAAATCGCCACATGATTCAAACCATTTGCCAAAATTGACATAAATAATAAATCGCCATTTTTTAATTGTTCATTATTTTTTAATTCTCTAAAACCTGTAGCTTCTGCGCATCTTTCAAACATAGGGTCGTTAATAAATTCTTCAGGGGTTGTTGGTCTTTCCCAATCTCTAAGTTCAATATTTAATTTTTCTTTGTAATATCTGCGAACAAGTGACCAACAATCAGAAACGCCCCAAACCCAAGGTTGACCGATTAAATCTGGTTTATATCCACAAGGTTCATAATATCCCCATGTTTCCGTTTTTGGGTTAACAATATGCCACGGAAGATTGCTTTCTTCGCAGCTTATTTTGTCGGCTTCTGAAGCAACAGCGGGCGTAACAGGATGGCTATGAACTATTGCTGTAATATCTCCTGTATTATCTGCCTTTACATAATCTTCAGGGTCAATAATAAAGCATTGATGCGCTGTCATTGATAAATTACGACAGGGAAAATATTGTTCTTTTCCTCGAATATTTAACAAAAGACCGCAACATTCTTTCGGGTCTTCCTGTTTCGCGTGTTCAAGTGCTTTATCTTTCCAAATCATTGGTTAAAAGTTCCAATACTAGGAAAAATTTTTCTTGTTGCCTGACGCTTCGGCGCTCTTACTCCAACAAGATCAAAAACAGCGGCAAGTTCAAAAGTTACAACATCGCGATTTTCTGCCGACTTTCTATCAATTACATATTGTTCAAGTGGAAATTCTGCTGTCGGGTCTGGGGTTCCCAACGGGTTAGTCTGGGAACCTGAAGTTGTTGTCGTTGTTTGTGTTGTTGTATTTGGATTATTCATCGTGATTGTATTTCCCATTGCGTTCCCGTGAATCGTGCAATAATATCTCAAATCCGAAGGCGCATCTGGATAAGATGGTTGAAAAGTAACTGTTGCACCTGAATAACCGGGACTATAACCTGAAGCTGAAACGCCTGTTGTATAAGAACCACCGCTGTCTGATTTAAAACGTAAAGGATGGCCTTGATTGCTTGAATCCTCTTGATTAAATATATAAGTAGACCCGCGTTTCATTGTTATAACAGGGTTATTTGTACCATTTAAAAGAAATATATTTATGCCGCCGACATTTGCAACTGTAACTGTATAAGTAACAGTTTCGGCATCTGCGGGGTCGGCAATAGTTGTTGTTGTTGAAGATGTTGTTGTTTCTACTGGAAAATTTACAGCATCAAGGAATCTTGCAAGTGTTCTTTTACGCTGAACAACGGCGCCTGTTAAATCATTGCCGTTGAAGTGTTGATTTACATTCAACAAAAGGGCTGAAACAAAACCGAAAGCGTTACTGATTGTCAGGGTTGGGCGTGGAATCTGGCCGCGTTGATATGCAAAACCTGTTGCTTCAACAGGAAATCTTAAATAAGAATTACCCTGCCATACTATTTCGCCGTTTGCGTTCAATGATGTTCCCGCGTGAAATCTGTAAGTCTGTGCGCTCCCATGTTGCGCAACATTTGTTGTAAGTACAAACAATTCAATAACAGCGCTTGGATTTGCTTTCTGTAAATCGCTAATTATTGGGGCTGTACTCATGCTTCAAACACCTCTCTAAATGTTGCATCAATAACGGCTCTATTGTTGTATGGGATTGATTTTGACCACCTTTCACAAACAAATTTCTGTGAAGACGTTTCGCCGGGTGCCGTAAAATCAAAACTTTCTGTTCCGCCACGCGCGTCAAGAAATGTTTCTATTTCATCAGATTGCGTTTCTGTGACATTAAAAGATAAATTATAAACTTTAGGATTTTGATGTTCAGCCAACCCAAAAACAAGACGATGTTCAAACCCGTCTTGAAATCTTATCGTTCGGACTCTTGGCCTACTTCTTTTGCTAAAGCCTGTAAATTGTGGGGAAATGCTTGGAAAAGTTGCCATTATGCTAGTAAACCTCCCGGACGTTTTTGTTTGATAAGTTCAGTTTGAATTGCTGTTGCAAGTTGACGTCCAAGCGCTTGCGCTTCGCCTGTATCGCCATCAACTGTTGATTCGTTTGCATCAACATTAACAGTAATATTAGTAACGCCGCCACCGCCAAGCATATTATTTGGCGTAACAAATCCACCTCTTGCGGGTGTAAATAGCTCCGGCCCTTTTTCTCCTACAAGTGAAGGTCTACCGCCGGGGATATAACCACCATTTGCTGCCGAAACCATAGGCGTTTGAACATCGTTAAATACTTTACCTCCACCACCAAATATCCCAATCCCGAAAACATTTCCTAAAAGTGTATTTATTCCAAGCCTTAACAAAGATGATGCAAGATCATTTACAATCGCCCTAGCCGCTTCGCCAAGACTTTTTGTTCCTTGAATAGCACCGACCAAAGCATCAGTAATACCTGTAGCAATATCATCGCCAATCTGTCGAAAAGCATCGTTAATTTTTTGTGCTTCTTTTTGATTTTCTTTCATTTGCAAACCTTGTTTTTTTAATTCAAAATTTTGATTTTGTAAAAGAATTAATTCCTGACCACGAACAACTCCATGCTCTTCAATTATTGCTTGTACTGCTAATTCGTGTTCTTTTCTAAGTTTTGCAAGTTCTGTTTCTTCTTTTTCAATAATAAGATTTTTTTGAAGTGAAGCATTTGAATCCGTCAATGCTTTTCTGTGTCTTTCAAATTCTTTTGCAAGGTCTCTTGCTTCTGCATTTGGTAAACCTTCTTTTAATGTTGCTATTTTATTATTGACTTCAGCAAGTTCTAATTTTATATCTCTTGCGCTTCTTGTGAATATATCAAGCCCTGCAATACCAAGAATACCCATCAAAAGCCTATTTGTTCCTTCTAATTGTTTGTTAAGTATCTCTTGTTCTTTTTCAAGGTCTGCTATTTCTGTTTTTAAGGCTTCCGCTGAACCTTCTTGTAATAACTGGTTAAATGTACGTTGTTCATTATTAGCTTGCATTAATTTTGCAATAAAACCTCCAAGAGCAATAACAGCTAAGCCAATTCCAGTTTTTGCAAGCGCAACTCTAAAAGCTGAAGCGGCGGCTGCGGCTTTTGTAAATCCTCCCGCTGTCGCAAAAGCCATAGTTGTAGTTGTTGCTAAAGAACCATTTGCTGCGGCTGAAGCAATAGACATTGCCAGAAAATTAGCTTTCAATGCAGCTATTTGTGTTATCAATAAAGTTCCAACAACAGTTATTCCTTTTATTGCGGCGGCAATTCCTATAAATGCAAATGTAACTGTTCCCGCTTCGCTATCAACAAATGAAACAATTCCTTCAATTAATGCCGTTGTTCCTTTCGTTAATGCCAAAACAGCGGGTAATAATTTATTGCCAAGTGTTAATTGAAGTTCAAGAACTGCATTGCTAAAGGCTTTGAATACTTCGGCAGGCGAAGCGGCCATTATTTCGCCAATTTTGTCTGCGCCTTCATCCGCTGATTTTGCCAAAGCTCTTAATAAAATATCAGAAGTCAGTAAACCTTTTGACGCAAAATCTTTTAATTTTCCTGTTGCAATTCCTGTTTCATCAGATACAGCTTTTAATAAACCCGGTACCTGTTCAGATATACTTCTAAATTCATCCCCTTGTAATCGTCCAGAACCTAAAGCCTGTGCTAATTGCGTAAATGCGGCACTAGCTTCTTGCGCGTTTAGTCCACCTAACTTTGCAACAGTATTAAAACCCATAAAAGTTTTTTCAATATCAGCTAAAGAAACGCCGAGGGGTCTTAATCTTGCAAAAATATCTGTTATTCCTTGTGTCGCTTCAACGATGGATAAATTAAATCTGTCTTGCGCTTTTCTAACTAATTCTTGAGCCTGTGCAAATTCGCCAAATTCAGACGTCAACACTTTCATTCTTAGCTGTAAAGCCTGAAAGTTTGAAGCCGTACTGACAGCCTGTTTTGCAACAGCCGTGAAAGCAACGCCCGCAAATGCCGCTTTAAGTCTTCCTAAATTATTTTGTAACCCTGTTGATTGCGCCTGTACACCTCTTAATGCTCTTGTAGCCTGCGAAGCATCAACTGTAAGTTTTACATTAGCCTGTGCCACAAATCAACAAAACCTTTTCTTATATATTACCTTCTATTTGCTCTTTGACGATTTATTTCTCTTTTTTCTCTTTCATTCTTAACTTCATAATAGGCAGCCCAATATATCAGTTCTTCTTCTGTTATCAAAGAACGTAATTCCTGTAAAGTTTTTCCTAGTTCTGTTGCGAGAAAAAATTCAAAATTTATCCAATTATCTCGCGATATTATTTTTTTGCTGTATCAACATTCAATTGAATATCAAACATAAATAATTCAATTTCATTCAAT